CCGATGCTGTTGCAGTATTAAACCACACAGTATCTTGTGTCATGTGACGATGCAATAATGCACGTAGTGAATTAATAGCTTCCCCAAAATTCTGAGCATAGCGTTCAGGATGAGGTATACTTTTTTCACCTAACACATAACGAGTCGGCATAACACTAGTAACATCCTCGGCTTGCAAAGCGAAAAAGGATGGTACTGAGTTAGAACCTTCAGCTCCAATGTGATCTGAAGGATTAGCAAACTCAAAGTCATCACCGCCCTTTGTGAAAGCCAACAACTTAACTGATCCTGTAGAAGGAGCGGTTAGCGTGGTCAATACTCGGACGGTGAGAACACCGTTATCTGTACCAATTCTATTTGGCAATGAGCCAGTAGTATTCCAATTGTCGGAAAGAGATTTATCAACAAGTAACCAAGGTGTATCCTGATGATACGGAATCTCAATCTCGATATCGTCTTCCTCACCAATATCAACAATGTGCGTATACACAACATTGACATCAGGATTGGATGAAGTAATATCGGATCGAGGATCGTAAGAAATCTTCAATCGACCTTTGTGGAACTTAGTAGCTACAATTTTGATGCGAATCACAAGTGACCCACGCCAATTGTAGAACATCTGACTCATATACGAAATTGGTGTATGGTAAAGACGTTGACCTACTGTTGCAGGCACGGTGTTTTGAATGTTCGCTCGTTGATATAACGCAGGCGTTACTCGCAAGCAGAACAAAAGTGTGTCAACTGTACTTGATGTAGACCATGTACCAGAACCCAAATAGGATTCCTTACCCTTAATATAAGGGATAGCCAGTTCATCTTGTGGTGTCAACCCGTGTAGAGTTGGATCCAACGATAATTCTTGCTTAGGATCCAGCGTAAACTTCTGCACGGCTGTCCCAATGTGGCCTGAAGCCAACATGGGAGCGTTCATAGGCATATATGCATGAACGTCAGCAATAACTGGGACATTGGTAAAACCAAAAATCTTAGCTATGCTACCAATAGCTGTCGCTCCTATTTGAGTAGCTCGGGCAAAAGGTCCTATGATAGGAACTTTCGTCAAATAACTCGCAATATTTGCTACAGCACTGGCTGGTTTAGACACAACCCCAAGGGATTCATCATATTCATCACCTTGCAAAGCAAGAGATGCGGTAGAACCCATGAGTTCCACATCTGACATCCAAGCAAATACTTGGACTGTAACAGATGTGGTACCACCAGTAACAGCTACTCCAAGAGGAGCGAAAATTACAAAATTGATGGTACCAAAGTTATCTACATTATTTTTTCCTGTAATATCGAGCCAATTCTTATGGTAAAAGAATGGCAATTCCATCTGACCGCCTGCATTTGCAGCTGGAGTAATGAAGAAACCTGGTTGTTGTGAATATGGGGTAAGAATCGGTTCTGTTCCCACCGGTGTTGTTCGTATCTTATCATTTACGAGTCCCAACAATGGTGAATAACAAGCCCTAATCAACCCAAATTGAAATGGTGTACCATTGACCATGACCTTGATGTGCAACTTGCCTCGCAAAAAAGCAAAATTGTCGATCTTCTTCCTAATGTTTGTATTATTAAGGAAGAGTGACCATGGTAAAATAGTTGATTTAACACCAAGTGTGTCTGATGTAGACCAATTGAACGATGCAATTGCGGTAGGACGACCGAGGAATTTCCCCAATTGGAGATCCTCGGTGCCATCCACTTGTGCAATAGCGTTCACTTCAGAACCCGCCATCACAACTTCACCCTCAGCATTATCAATAAATGTGACGGTTTGGCTGGTCATTTGGAGGTTTCCGGTGCTCGAGTCTGTGGGGGTCACATCGACCTCTTCAGACTGCAATAGAAAACGAGATTTAATACTCTGGTAATACGTACTCGTAGACGCATCAACAGGGAGAATACTTCCGGCGATTCTCTCAACACTTGTTTCTGTATTTTTATTCGTGTTGCATGACTGTTGTTCTTAGATTACTGAGCTGCCAGGCACAGTAATCAGCTCCGGGAAGTTATTTAAATCTTTTGACGCTCGCCTAAATCTCTCAATGAGAGTATCCCAGTCTGGCAAGGTCGATTCCCCCACATAATGTGAGTAGGGTTCTTGAGCTAGAACCCGTTGAAAGAAAGAGCGTCTCTTCTCGAACAATTCACGTCCGTGAAAGAAATACTCACTGTTGGCACTTTCAATTACAGCGACCATCTGTGCATACTTGTCTATGCTTTTAGATGGTAACCACACTGTCAAGGACTTATGGATTGAATCCAAGTCCAAAGGACAGGTATACATCTTCAGTTCTGGTTCCCAACGCCATTTGCGTTTGAGGAAAGAACATTCGGAGATATTGATGAAAGGTCGAGTTTCTGCTTCTTTATCAGCCATGGTGTATTCAACACCGATGAGTGCCATCTGAGCTTGAATAGCTGTGTGGTTGAACCACATAGCATTCCTACTCACACCCATCGTGTTATCATCACCATAGGTGATGAGAGCTACTGATCTCTTAAAAGACCAGCAAGTTTTGCTCGCATCCGGATTGAGTTGACAATATGCGTAACGCATATACAGGCTATTGACCAATGAATTGATAATAACCGTGAACGGATGTCCAGATGGGTTAGTCCCGAAGAACTCGAGAATTTCACCATTGATCATACATACCGGAAACGCAATGTCGTAACCGATGGTCATAACCTCTTTGCACTCCTGCTCAGAGAAACCGGCCGTCCGGTATACTCCTGCAATAATGCGAAAGGCATGGATGATGATCGTCGCAATCATTCGTTTATCAAATTTGCCGTAATCTCCGGCCACAATCTGATCAATGCCGTGTTTAGTCAGATATAGATATATATCCGTCCATTCACTGGATTGTGCTGCGGTGCCTGGTGCTGCCTCAAAAACAAATTTATTGTTTTGTAAAAGGCGCACGAAAGGTAGGAGCTTCTTTCGACTAGCAATACTGAAGTCGATTGGTGCTCCCGTAAACACTCGTGTTTTCTTCTTTGCAATCTTTGCAAAAGAAGTGGGCTCATCCTTAAGATGTCCCGTAAAAATAGGATAGGAACGTTTCCCTTCCTTGAAGCACTGTTCCACTCTGTGGATGCGCTCCATCACATCTTCCTCGAACTCAATTCCATCTGGTTGCTCCTCTGAAGGAGAAGGTCGGATGAATGATTTCTTGGATTTGTGCCATGGATGACCCATGGATGTGTTGGTGTTGATGCGATCAATGAATTTGACTTTAGCCAAACCATTGACAGCAGCGCGGTCTGAAAGAAAAATAACTTCTTTCTTCCACTCCTCACCATGAAGTTGAGTGAGTCCATCCACTATATCTTTGAGATAAGCTTCAGCACAGTGTGCCAAAACTTCTTCATCAATGTTCGTGTCTGGTTTAACCATCTCTTTCACATTGTTGTGAACTGGTTCCCACCCCGACATAACAGGTTTGGAATAGTTGATCTCACAGCCCAATTCTTCCAACATCTCTTGTTGTAGAGGTGTGGCCATCACACTACTTTTAGGTCGTTGACGAAAACCGGGCATACACCCATATACGTTAACAGTACCTGTTTCAAGGTAGCGTGTCACACTTTTGTGATGAGGTGGTAAAAGTGATGCACTAGTTAGTTCTCCATTTAAGGAAAACTGTGGTTCACCTCCACCCACAACAGCGTGTTGCAGTTGTGGTCCGCACATTCCTTCCAACACCTCCAATGTGAGGTGAGGGAAAACTGCGGTAGTCTTATAACCAAGGGTATGTAACCCCAAAATTACTGGACCACGTGGGGTTTTAGCAACAGCTAAAGAACCACAATCACCACTCTTGGTTTCGACGTTCGAGGTTGCCATATACACGTCCATACGCGTATCAAGTTGTTCAACTCGAAAGTTTCCGCAGAATTGAGCATTGTAGTAATCGACATATTCAGCCAACCCATTGCGTTCACGTCGCACAGATACAATCTGTGTTACAGGAATTTGATGGGTGTTCCAATACTTAAGGATATCCTTACGTGGTGGAACTCCCGTCACTTCAAGGATGACTACATCATACTGCTCACTTTCACGCAGTTGGGAACGGTTGAAATATACAACAGCGTTACCGGTAACGCCTTGTGAAATGGGTCCAGTGATGATAGTCATTTTGAATCGTGTTCCTGCGCGTAGCACATGTCTGTTCATGCACAAGAATTGTCCACGTAGGAACACTGCTCCGGTGCGAAAATGACACACTGCATCAGTAGCCTCAATTTCTACGCGCACACAATTAGCGCTAAATAAATCGCGGATTCCTTCTGATGTTGCGTTTGCGAGAGAACGAGATGGTGCAGGAAGATCGAATGTTGATAACTCCATAGTTGGGTTATACCAAACATTCTGTGATTCCTCCTTACGGAGTTGCTCTTCTGTCGATCCAAATACGTTACCTTGCGGTTCCCATACTGGATCCTCTTCGGAAGCAACATCCTCTTCTGTCTTACGTTCAGTCTTGGTGACTTTCGTGCGAATGCAACTAGCAAATTTCCACATAACGTAGAATTGCGTAATGACCAGTCCAATTTGTGCCAATTTCTTAACACTAAAACGAACACGCCAGTTGCGCTGACCGTTCAATACACCGTGGATACGGATCTCTCTCTCAGAGTTGAACCAACGTCCAACTCGCATCCAAAGGTAGCGAAATACTACATATTCATTCAGAAGAATGAATACACTGCTCTGAATGATGAGCATCAATATGTTGAAGCAAAAAGCTCCAAAATACGAGGCCACATACTGTGAGAGAAAGTACGCCCATGGGGCTACTTCGAGCGCTTGCAAACAGTCACATGTACCAACATTGTAACATAGTCGGCACACAGGAATGTCCCGCATGTGCGTGTCACATGATTCAGACTTAGTCTGAATCTCCTGATGTTTGAGGCTGGCCTCAGCAAAATGCTTGAGGAAGTCGTTCACATTTGTGAAAATCTGTTCGTCAACCAAGACGGCTGAATCTCGTCCATTGTGTTCTTCAGGAACTAACCGTTGTACGGTGATCTTCCAAAAATCTGGAAAAGCACCCTCTACTTTGGGTAGTTTACCTGGGCTGATGAACTTACCATTCTCGTGTAAGTACTCATCCTTTGGAACAACATGTACCACATATGGTAGGCGACGACGCACAGCCAGAGGGCAGTGGAAATAATCCTGTGCGTTGAGATCATGTGCGTTTGAAGTTGCTAAGACCAATTGAGCCATGACGGGTGTCTTGCCCTTATCTTCAAGGGCGGCCTGTGGTGGTACATATGGAACATTGTTGACAACGTTCAGAAGTTCCAACAAAGTTGGATCCGTTTCACTCGCCTTACTTGAGAGAAGGAAGGCAATATCATCCATTTGGATGCACCACTTGCTGGAGTCAAAATTGCTCCAGTATTCATCAGCAGGATTCCGCACATAGCGGTAATGATCATCCACATCAAGGCCATGGATTTTACCATAGTAGTAGTACAACATTTTTGTGAATGTTGACTTAGCTACACTAGATCCACCATGGATGAGTACACCAAAGGGTGCTTTGCGTTCTTTTTGGGATGCGCGGCGTGTGACTTCCACGTTCTTCAACATTTGAAGAGCATTGAGTTTGCGTCGTGCACCAATGGCTTCAGCACCCAAATTGCGTGCTGAAAATTTCACAACGGCTTCCCCAATTTCGATAGCGTCATTTAGATCAGCTACGAAAGCGAAGTAAGTTGTACCATGTGCCTCCAAATTGGAGGTAAATGGAGCCAGACCAACTAGACGATCAGCCGTCTTAGACCACTTGGTGTATGTGGTATCATCGTGAATGAATGCGCGCCAATCACCGGTGACGCGGTATGCATCATATCGCTCACAAATGGTGATAGCTGTGTCAATCATTGTCACAATGAGATTGGTTTTGTCGGAATATTTGATGACAATCTTTTTGTCCATCTTTAAATATTCTTCGTCCGAGAGCTTCACTCCGAACTTCTGTAGGAAGCCCTGTACAAGCATGTACGTGTAAAGCTTTCGCATCTTTTCCACAAGTGGGTTTTTAAGAGCATCAGTGCCCATCTGAAACCACTCGCGAGCAGACTTGGTAATATTGGAGAAGTGATCATCCTGCAGTTCACTACCCACGAAAAGAGTCCATGCTGATGAAGCAAGACCCTTTCCGATAAGTAGTTTGTATGCAAGAGCAGCCGCTGCGACATAATCGCGGCGAGATGTACACTTGGAAGTCCAATATATTGTCTGTACAAAACTCTCGACTAGGTCGATCATCCACTCCTCCTTGCCTTCAGTGGCAAATGAACTTCTCAATTTACTGATAAGTTCACCACCAACATCAAGTTCCGAGAATTCGGATTGAAGTGAAAGTTCTGGATACAGAACTTGGTGCTCGCAATCGAGCACATGTGTGTAAAGTGGAAGTAGAGTTGAAACTCCTCCTCCACACATACGAAGATTGACCGTAACAGTCGACCCTTCGTAAAGGCCATATTGTCCAATTGGAATTGTATTCCGCATTGGTTTACCGTTGAAACTCCACCACACTCCCAAAATAGGAAGATTGTGTTGATGTGAAATCTCGTCGATGGTTGCATTAACTGCAACCTGAATGGTGGAACGCAATGTTCCACACAAGATGTGGAGATTAAATGAATCTCCACCCACGTGAACAACATTCGTTGACCGTCGTGGTTTACTCACCATCTTTTTGATGAGATTTGAAACTGTGCTTCGTGAATAGTGTTCTTCAGAAATTGAAGCACGCACATATTGCACGAAGTTGCCATGAAGTAGAGTACTGCTCACTTCATTAGCTAGAATAGTTCGTTGTGTGGTTGTGTGAGAATCGTTAGTAGGAAATTGCATTGTAATGTGATTTCTTGTCTGATTCTTTGAAGCTGTGTTATTCGGGGAAGCACCCTATATCTAATTTGACCCATTAGATGGGAAACCTCGACTTCTACGTGGTTCGGTAATTTATATTTTCTTAATGGTCTTACTAACACTCATACATTGTCCTCGGTCACAACTGTGACTGTAACAACTGCTAACTTCTCGATTCGCGTCGTCCATATAGGAGCGGAGAGGCGTTTGCGTTATTATGAATATGCTTTAAGCAGTTAAAAACTATTCCCATTAGTCCGATAATAAATGTTCGCGGCACTATATTTAAACTACACTTTATAATTGATTTTTATGATTTTTGGTGCTTTTATATTGTTTTGATTTTATTTTATTTGTTTGACATAAATGGGGGGGGTTAGACTTTCTCTTTGTGAAACAAACCTCTAATCTTATCATTTGCTTGAAATCATGTGTCATACGACATATGGTCCCTAACAACCTTTACATTATTTGTGAATTGAACCGAACTCTATTTTCACTTAACATAATTCCTTGCGTGAAATGGTCCCGAACAACCTTTTTCATAAAAAGAGTTGAGGTAGGCAGATGGTAGTCTACACCATCCTAGGCTTAAAAGCCCTAGAAGATAATATATATATATACG